GGCCTATTTAAATTAGTTGTGTTAACTATTAGCTGAAGCTTACGTTACCGTTAGTAATTGCAACGTTACCTAAGTAATCAGCCGCGTTACCAAGCGATGAAGCTGAGTTAGATAATTCAACATATCCGTATCTAGTCATGAAGCTCACGACTGGCTCGAATGATGTTGGATCTAACACTACACCACTGCTCATTAATGGAATGTATGGGCAGTAGAATGCAGCAGCATCAGACTCACTAGTACCTTTGTAGCCAACAAGTACTGCAGCATTATCAGCCGCATATGTGTTGACATACACTTTCATTGCACTATTTAAAGTTCCAACCATCTTAGTGTTAGTTGGTGCTTCAAAAGTACCTTCAGTAGTACGTGCAAACGCAGAAGTTGTTGCAGATTGTAGGATTGTTAACGCGAATGGCGATACAACAGCCCAGTTACCTGCGCCACGTCTTGTACGTTGAGCGATCAAGTTTGATACTCTGTTAATTTGAACTGCAAGAGCTGCATGCTCATCACCAACGAAAGTAGCTGTACCAGACACAGCAGCTTGATCATAAGTCTGAGCGGCTGTACCAGACAATGTAGTTAAGCTCTGAATGATCTCTTGATCAATTTCAGCGGTAATTTCTTGTGCTAAAGCAGCCATAATTTCTGCTTCTACATCAATACCGTGCATGGACTGTGCGTCCTGTGCAGCTTCAAAAGTCCAGCGAGCTGATAGCTTTCTGGATTTTGCTTCTACAGTCTGTTTTAAGATCTGGATTGACATTTTTCGTCCCGGATCACCTTCTTTGGTTGCAGTTGCATCAGCTGTTCCAGATGGGTCTGTACCTTGACCTGAATAAGCTGTAGCAATTTTGAATGGGCTAAGAGCCTCTTCACCTGCTGTTGCGTTGTCGTTGCTTTCAGCATAACGAACGCGAAGTGTGTGGATCTGACCCACTGGTCCTGTCATCGGCTGTACGCCTACCAAATCGTTAGCAATAACGGTTGGCATCACACGTCTGATGACTGGAAGAATAACACGGTTAAGTGTTGCGATATTACCGGCGGAAGTTGCACCTGTGCCTGCTGCCTCTGACAAATACTTACGAGTGTTTTCGAGTGTACTTGCCATAACTGCTTTCTTGTTGCCATTTAAGCCTTCAAGAAGAGCACCTTTGGTCTCCTGCCAGCGACTTTCTAGTAGTTCTGACATATTATATCTCCTTATTAAATTCCAGCTAAACGTCTAATGTCAACGACATTATCGTCTACTGTTTTACTAGTTTGAACTATTTCTCTATTGCCTGTAATTTCTTTGCCTTCTGTAAGTTTCGCCTTTTTAGCTTTCTCTGGTGCTTCGCCGTCAATAACTGTCGGTAAGTATTTTTCAAACTGAGATTGTAATCTGTTTGTTTGAACTGATTCCAGTAAGTCTTTCATAATCTCTTGCTGTTGATTGCTTAGTGGTGCAACCAAACTATGCATGATTTCTTTACGCTCTGCAGATTCAACAAGCTGTTTCTTAACAGCTTCTTGTGCTTCAACAACTTTCTTTGCTTTAACAGCAAATGCTTTTGCTTCAGCTAACTGCTTGTCTTTAACATTAACAACTTTTAATAGCTTAGAAGTTTCTGATTTTTCATTCAAATAGCTTCCTTGATATTCATTTGCAAATGCTTCAAACAATTTCCGCCCAAAGTCGTTTTTACGTGCTGCATCAATGTCTTCTTTAAGTTGATTAATTTCTCCTCTAAGAGCTTTATCAACTGTTGAAGATACTGCTTTAGCACTTCTTTGTACAAAGTTTTCTTTAACTTTGGCCAAGTGTTTCTTAGCTTCTTTAACAAGTTTAACCTTAGTAGCCGCTAAGTCTTTTTTATCTTCGTAGAACTCAGATATTTCGTTGGCTAGTGCGTCGACTACAAACTCTTCTAATTTTGAAAAGTTAGCGGCCATTGCTTTTTGTTCTTCGTGTAGCTCGGAAACTTCTTTCTTAAGTGCTTCCATAACAAAACCTTTTAGCAACCCTGCATTTTCACGCATTGCTACTGCATATTTTGCTTTCGCTTCTGCAAGCTGTTTACGGTCGTCTGTAAATTCAGCTACTTCAGCAGATAATCTCTCAGTAACCAAATTGTCAATAGCTTCTACCATAGTAGCTTTGTCATGTTCGTATTTCTGAGCAAATTCTTCACGGAGTTCGGCGGTTACAGCAAGTCTATTTTCTTTTATCTTTGCTGTCCACGCTTCTTCAATTTGAGTACGCACTTCATCCGAAACAACGTCATTTTCGAAAAGTGTTTTTAGTGCATCCAACATGTTTTTTATCTCCTTTTATTGGAGTCTGCTGATTATATTAATCAGAGATTCTTTTAAATATTTTTGTGCCTTAGGATCTTCTTTAGTTGCCTGTGCAAATTCGTAAGCCTTCATTCCACCTCTTGCATTCATAAGTTGCTCATAAATTGGAGTTGGATATGCACCAGGGGCGCTTGGCTGAGCCACAACGTCCACAGTGATAATTTCAAAGTCAGAAACTTCTCCGTTTCCACTTTCTGATACGTTACCTGAACCACGTGACGAGACTCCTAGTTTAACTCCGCTTTCAAGCATTGTTTTAACTAGGACCCCCATAGGTGTTGGTAAAATTTTAAGTTTTCCGTAACCGTTGTCGCCTTCCATCCACATTTCTGTGATCATATGGCTTACACGATCTAAATTAATATTCAGTCCTTCTGGATGATCAACTTCGCCGAGAACGCTATATCCGCCTGAGCATTGATCGTTGAGAGTTTTGACAGCCCTACCAATTTCTTGTACAGGATAAACACGCTGGTTAGCGTTGCGTACTCCGCCTTGTATACAAATACCTTTCATATACAAGTCTTTCCCTTCATTGGCAGACTCAACGACTATTTTTGCTTGGTCGAATGTCAGTGTCTCAGATAAATTTTGCATCCAAGTTTCCTTATATTAATTAGCTACCAATAGTACTTTTTTTATTAGCAGCTGTGTCGCCTGCGCCTTTTTTCTCTGCGCCATGGCCTTTAGCATTAGCTTTCATTGACTTAGAAGCTTTTCCACCTGGTACATTTACGTTACCGCTTGCAATGTCTTTTGGACTTGCTGGTGTCATGCCTTTTTCGTCTGCGCCTTGTGCTAAGTTAGAAGCATCTCCGCCCATGTCGTTCGCACCTGCTACTGGAGACTTGGTGTTTGCACCGTTGTCGCCCATTTTAGGTGTTACTTTTTCAACATATTCACGCATCTGCTCTGTTGGAGATAGTTCTTCTTTAGAACCTTCCTCAACCTCGTCATCTGATGTTTCATCAACTTCTTCATCTGATGCTTCTGGCATTTCTTCGTCATCGCCTTCTTCATCATCTGCGTCCATTTCAGCGTCATCAGCTGGCATTTCGTCTTCAGCTTCGTCATCTCCGCCTTCGTCGCCTGCCATCATATCTTCAAATTCTGCTTTAAGTTCGTCTAGAGCGTCTTCTAAGTCGCCGACTCTTTCTTCAACGTCACCTTCTGGCTCGTCGTCGCCTTCGCCTTCGCCTTCTTCGTCGCCCATGTCAGCGATATCAGCCATCATGTCGTCTGCAGGATCGCCTGCATCCATGCCCATGTCAGCATCGTCTTCGCCTTCAACTTCAAATTCGTCTAAGTTGAAATCTTCTTCAACTTCTTCATCTTTAGAAGCTTCATCTACTTCTTCGTCAGTAGCTTCGTCTACTTCTTCATCTTTAGGC